GAAGTATAATTCATTTGCTTCATTAATAAATAAGAGGTTTCGTTTTCTACCTCTAACTTTGACAGGCTGATCCAAGCTAATAAACTCAATAAGATTACCAAAAAGAGAATACTCGCTGCTTGATTTGTTGTGTTTATCTTCTTTATATAAGTCATACTTTCGTAATATACTTAAAAAATCTCTGAGAACAGTTGCACGAAGTGCAGGAAAAGTTTTACGACATATAGTAATAATTTTCTTATTATTTCGTAAACAATAATAAAAGATAATAAAAAGAAGAATATTGTACGTTTTTCCACTTCTAGTTCCTCCTTGATTTATTATAATTTTTTTATCACTATTAACAAGGTGTTTAAATACAACATTACTTTGTATTTTTATTTGCATCTAATATTTCAATTTTGACATCAGTAGGCACTCCCTCGGCACCTGTTATTTCTTGTCTTTCAACATACCCTCTTTTTTTACCTCTTGTTTTTAATAAGAATATAGTTGCTGCTGTTGATCCATCTTGTATTTGTTTATGAAGTTGGCTTTCAGCAAAGTCTAACGCTACATTTTCTATATCATCCACTTTCTTTGCAAATTGTTTATCTTCATTATAATAATTATAAAAGGTTGTTCTACCTATTCCAACTTGTTTACAAGCAGTAGTTACAACTCCTAATGATTTTTCCAACGCTTCGATTAATCCTTTTTTTATGTGTTCACTTTTGTTCATTTTTTTATTTGTTCATATAACTTCAATGCACTGTAAATTGCTTGATCCATATTAAAATACTTATATTCTGCTAATCTTCCAACAAAAAATATATCGTGTTTTTCATATTTTTTTGCTTCTTGTTGATATAACAAATATGTTTGTCTGTTTTTTGTGTTTGGTATTGGATAATATTCTTCACCTTTGTTTGTGCTAAATTCTTCTGCAATTACACTGTAGTTTGATTCTGTGTTATAGAATTTTTTATAATCTATTTTTCGTGTATATGGATATTCAAGCGATGGGTAATTCACAACTGCTGTTGGTTGATAGTTTTTAATTTTATATGTGTTATATTTAAAATATAAAGACCGATATTGTAATTTACCATATTTATTTGAAAAAAAAGAATCTATTTTACCTGTAAAAATTAATTTATCTGCTTTATGTTTTTTTTTATTATACGGTTCATTTAATTTTAAAGTTATGTTTTTATGATTTAATATATTTTTTACAAAAACTGTATATCCATCAACTGGTAATGCTTCATATTTATCTGAAAAATATCTTTCGTTAAAATTATTTCGCACAGGTATTCTTTGTAAAACTGATGGCTCTAACTGTTCAGGAAATAAATCCCATTGTTTTTTTGTGTAATTTTCAAACATCAATTTATATAAATCTTTACCAACTCTGGCTAGTGCAGAATCTTTTGAATTATTTATCTTTGATATAATTTGATTATTTTGAAGCCAGTTATCCATTTCTGCTTTTGTTTTTATAGATAAATTAAATAATTTATTTACTGTTGTAATATTTACAGGAACTGGTACAAATTTATTATTAACATAAGATAAAACTTTATGTTCATACGGTAACCATTTAGTAAATCTATTTACAAATTCCCATACATTTTCGTAATTTGTGTGAAATATATGTGCTCCATATTTACTTAATCTAATTCCAGTTTCTTTATCTATATAATCATATACATTACCACCTAAATGATCTCTTTTATCTATTACTGTAACTTTATTACCATCTTCTGCTAATTTTCTTGCTATTGTTGCACCTGATAAACCTGCACCAACTATTATTGTACTAAACATTGTTTTCTCTGTTATATATATTAGTAACAACCTTATTAATTTCTTGAAAAACTATTTTATCAACTCTTAATTGTTGATCCCAATTTTTAGGTTTATGTAATCTATGTTTATGTTGTAAAACAATTTTTTTTTGACTTGTAGAACTTTTTTGCATATAACTAATTTTTCTTGTATATATTTCAGGATAAGTTTTTTCCGCATATTCTCCTCTTTGATTGTTTTGTAACATTTTATTATAAATTAAACGGTTACCATCTTTAGATTTGCTTTTACCTGTTTTTCCATAAAAAATACAATCTCTTATAACACAACTAGGTTTACCTTTATTACCGTTGTATATGCTCATTATTATATCATCTTCAGTAGAATTTTCAAATTCAAAATTTTTATCAATTTTATGTACAAAAAAACTATATGGGAATCCTGCTGTTATTCTAGGATTATTTATGCTTGGATATTGAGACATTGTAATGCCAACACAACCTGAATTAGATTTTTCAATTACAAAAAATAACAATTTAATTATTTCATAAAAAGATTGAGGCTGATATTTTTTTATTGTTCTTTTTGTACCAAACTTTTTTTTTAATGTTGAATTATATAAACTAACATAAATATTATTAATATTATCATCTAAATGTAAAGTGTATGTATATTTATTTTTTATTGAATATTTATTTATTGTTTCTCTAGTTTCAGCACCTAAATTAGTAAATGCTTCTCTTTGTCGATTTTTAAAACTATTATGTAATTTTTTACTTGTTTCTACAACTTTTAAATTTTCAATTTGTTTATATTCTTTTGCTGCACTTTTATTATTTGTTGCAATTATAAAATCAATATTATCTTTTTTTAATTTGTTTCTAATGTCAGGTGTTAAAAATTTTCGTAATGTTAAATTATTGAGATATTTCCTGCCACCTAGTATTGCTACTAACTTTTTATTTTTTAAAGACATACATTTTTTTTTCTTTATTTATTTGTAATTTTACATCTTCATTTATTTCAACACATTCTAAATTATAAAGATTACTTATTTTATCTAAATCATTTAAATTTTTTGCTACAACAATTACAACATCTTCATAATTATCATTTTTAGGTTTTTCATTTATTATTTCTTTTTCATCTGTGTCAAAAGGTGTATCTAAACCCCAATCAGATAAATCTTGAACATTCCACTCATTTGCTAATATATCCCAATCCCACTCTCCAAAGCTACTATTATCTTTTATTATAAATTCTGCTTGCTGTTTTTCTGTTAAATCTTTTGCTTGAACAATATAAATATCTTTTAGCCCTGCTTCCACAGAAGCCTTATACCTCATATTACCACCTAGTATTATATTTTTATCGTTTACTATTATAGGTCTTAATTGCATCATCTCAGGAAAATCTTTTATACTCTTGACAAGTTTTTCAAATTTATATCCTTTTATAACTCTTGGGTTATTTTTGTTTTCTTTTATTTGTGATATGTTTACTTTTTTTATCATAACGTTCCTCTTATTGTATAGCTATCAATATCAGCACCATCTATAAAAAATTGTTTATACCTTGCAATAGCTTCGTATGTTTTTTGTTTACCACTATTATAAAATTCTTCACTACAATCTTTTATACCAATATCTAGTGAGCCTTTGTCAATAATTAAAAATACAAATTTTTCATAACTAATGTTAAAAATAGTGCAATATATAAATACTTGAACATCATAATGTAATTTATAAGGGCTTCCAATAGCATACTTTCTTTCAGGTTCCCAAAGCTCAATATCCATTGTAGTTTTTAAATCAACTATACGATCTTTACACCATACGTCAGCTTTACCACGAAAGGGTATACCATTTATCATTCCTATTTTTGGTACTTCGTATTCACATTTAGTCAATAGTTTAAGTGCTTGTTCGTTTCTAAATATAGCATCTTGTAATCGTTCTGTTTCTGATCTTTCTTTTGCTGTAAATATATTTTTATTTTCTTTTTCAGCTTCTTTAAACTTTTTAGTGACTCTACTTTGAACATCAATAAATACTTGCTTACTAAATTTCTCAGGCTCTAATACTGCACAATGTAATAACCAACCCATTTTCATAGCTGGTGTCATAGGTTGTGCATATTTTGTAAGATACTTATATTTTTTTGGGCTTTTTAATAAGTGTTTTATTGTCGAGCTACTTAGTGCTGCTTTACCTAAATAGTCATAATAAAAATCATCATCAATCATTTTTTTTTCCAAATCGCTTACTTCCCAAGTCTGCGAATCTAATAGTGTCATTTGCTTCATCTAATTTGTTTTTTAGTTTTTGTATTTCTTTATTATGTTTTGATTCAAGATTATAATATTTTTCATTTAAAATATCATATTCAGTTTTAAGCATATGTGTGTACATATACATTTTATTAATACATTTTATTTTATTATGTATTTCTTTATTTGTTTTTTGATCGTGTTCTTTAATTAATATTTGACCTATATAATTAAA